GCCGCTATTGCGCAGTGAGATAAAAGATGTTGTTATCAATCAAAGTAAGGCTGAGATTACATTCCGTAATGGCAGCTTTATCGAAGTTGTTACCGCAAGCGATACCTCCCGCGGACATCGTGCTACGATTCTGGTCTGCGACGAGTTCCGTATGATCGACAAGGATGTCATTGATCTGGTCCTGCGTCGTTTCCTGACGGTTGCACGCCAGCCTGGTTATTTACGGAAGAAGCAGTACAAACATTTGCTGGAGCGACCTATTGAAATGTACTTGAGTTCAGCATGGTTTCAATCGCATTGGTCGTGGCAGCTGTGCCAGGACTATTTCTATAATATGTACGCCACAGATAAAAAATATTTCTGCTTCCGGTTCCCGTATCAGATGCCTGTAAAAGAGGGGATGTTGTCGCTGGAGCAGGTTGAAGATGAGATGAGTGAATCTTCGTTCAGTGACATTAAGTTCCGGATGGAAATGGAAGCCATGTTTATCGGCGTGACTGATGGCGGGCTGTTCAGCTTTGAAGATATCAATAAAGTACGCAATCTGAAGCAGGCATTTTATGCACCGGGCACTATCTTGGCAGGCAGATCTATTGAACCGCCCAAGAAGAAACCGGGAGAGAAGCGTATTTTGACGGTCGATATTGCTTTGATGAGTTCTAAGCATAGCGATAACGATGCAACGAGTATTTTCTTAAACAACATGATACCGAGCAACAGTGGACGATATACCAGCAACATGGTATATACGGAAAACTGTGAAGGTATCATCACGCAGGACCTTGTGTTAAAACTGCGCCGCTATTTTAAATGGTTTGACTGCGACTACATCGGTATAGACGCCAAGGGTCTTGGTGCCCCGATCATGGACCTGTTGATGCATGAGTGTTATGACCCGGAGAGCGGAGAGATATTCCCGCCGCTGAACTGCTGCAATAACGCTGATTTTCAGGACAGATGCCCAGATAAGACCGCGCCCAAGGTAATTTGGGCCATTATGGGCAGCGCACAGTTCAACAATGATGTGACGATTGCACTGCGAAGCGGTATTCAGCAGGGACGTATCCGGTTCCTTGATTCCGAGTACGATTGCGAGGAGCTGCTGCGTGCGCAGTTCAAGGGCTATGACAAGATGACGCCGACAGAGCGTACCGCTTTACAGCTGCCGTTTATCAATACAGGGCTGATGGTCAACGAGTTGGTCAACCTTGATTATGAGGCGACAAATAACCTGATCCGTGTACATGAAAAGCCCGGAGCACGTAAGGACCGTTACAGCTCGGTTAGCTACAACTACTACATAGCAATGCAGGTTGAGCGCAGCATGGCAAAGAATTACGCTAAGACAAAGAAAATTGAAATAAACTTTAGGGCACCTGCCAGAAGGAGGGGTACATTTGACTATTGATTCAACGCAGAAAAAAGTGGCCGTGATGACCCCGGATGGCAAGCGCGACTATGTATCTATGACGGAGTTTATGGACAAGCTCCGCTATGCAAATATTTCACAAATCAAAGTCCGAGACCTTGAAAACAACAAGGACTACGCACCTACATACCGCAAGTACACAAAATCCCAGATCGTGACCTATCTTGGCAATCCGGCGAACTACGAGACGCAGCTGCGCCAGATGAGCCAGTACCTTTATAATATATCGAACTATTACCGCAGACTGATCCAGTATTTTGCGAGTATGTCTACGTTCAGCTATATCGTTGTGCCGTATGGCATTGACAGGACCAAGAGCGTGAACCTGAACAAGTTCAAGAAGGGGTACTATGCAGTCATCAATCAGCTGGAGAAAATGAATATCCGGCACGAGTTTACGAGAGTATTGACGGTGGCATTCCGTGATGATGTGTACTACGGTTATGCGTGGGAAACGAATGACAGCTATACATTCCAGCAGCTGGACCCGGACTACTGCAAGATTTCCAGCATTGAGGACGGCGTGTATAATTTTGCCTTTAACTTTAGTTATTTTGATGCGAACAGTGAACGGCTGCCGAATTTCCCGCCGGAATTTACGACGATGTACAATGCATACGCAAAAGATTCCAACTTGAAATGGCAGGAATTGAGCAGTGACAACACCGTTTGTATCAAAATTAACGAGCAGACGCATATTCCGATCCCGCCGTTTGTGAGCCTGTTCAGCGCATTGGCAGATATTGAAGACTACCGCGCTATCAGCAAAAATGCAAGCGAGGTCAACAATTACAAGGCGCTGGCTTTGGAGATACCGACCGGCGACGATGGCACATTCCTGATCGATTATGACCTGTGCAAGGATTTCTACGATATGCTGTGCAATGTTCTGCCGGAAAACATTGGTGCGTTTATGTCACCCATGAAGGTTTCCAGCTGGAATTTTGAAAAGAGCGGTGCTGTGAGCGGCAGCGATGATGTAGAAAAGGCTGAGGCGTCCATGTGGACACAGGCCGGTGTCAACAGTATTTTGTTTGGCGGCGGTGATAAAGACTCGGCCACATCGGTCAAATGGTCAACTATCAATGACCAGATGATTGTATTTACGGTGATGCGCCAAATTGAGCGCTGGATCAACCGCAAATTAAAGAGTGTTTCGACGGCAATTAAGTTTAAAGTAAATATTTTGGATGTTACATATTTTAACCGGCAGGAGATGCATGACCAGTTCGTGAAGGACGGTCAGTATGGTTTACCGGTGCGCAGTGCTATTATGGCCACAGCTGGTTACAGCCCGAGCGATATGGAAAATATGTTGTATTTGGAGAACGAGATCCTGGGCCTGAAAGACCTGGAAATCCCGCTGACCAGTTCTAACACGCAGAGTTCTGACAGCAATGCTGCCACGGACAAGGGTGGACGGCCTACCAACGAAAGCCGGGGGAAAGACCTGAGCGACGCGGGGGCTGTTACAAAGGAAAATGACAGCAATGCGAATTCCGAGGGGTGATCTGAATGAAAGAGGTCAAAATCCGCGGCCGTGAACTGGCTGTACACTTGAGCATGGCCGGTGCGGCACTTCTACGCAAGGAAAAGGACCGTGGCGGACATATTATATATGTATATGCCTTATCAGACGACCAGATCAAAGAGCTGCAAGAATATGTAAGCAACAAACAAAAACGAAACTATTATTGACCACTGGCGGTTATTTCTGCCGGTGGCTCTTTTAATTTGTGGGGTGAGCGATATGGAAAATCGATTGAATCGCCTGCCTGTCACCTTTGAGAAAACAGGGGAGATCGACGGTAAAGACACAAGATTTATCAACGTAACGATCGATGTGCTGCATACCGGAGATAACCTGAATGGTTCCACTTTCTCAAAAGAGGTGGTGGACACGGCACTGGAAAGCATTAAAAACACACCGATTCTTGGATATATTGAGGAAAGCAAGGCGGGCGACCTTGATTTTAAGGGGCACGAGCACGAGCTGAAAATTGACGAGGACGGCATTCAATATGTGTACTCCGGCAGCGCCTATGGCGTGATCCCGGAGAGTTGCAACGCCCGGTGGGTGAACCGGGATGACGGAACAGGAACGATGCGCGATTATCTGCGCGTAGATGGTCTGCTGTGGACCAAGTTCGATGATTCCTGTGAGATCTTTGAGCGTGATGGCGTAAAGGCGCAGAGCATGGAGATTACGGCGCTGGAGGGAGATGTAGATGACCGCGGCTATTATGTCGTGAAAAATTTTGCATTTGATGGTTGCTGCATCCTGTCTACGACCGACCCGCGCATTAAACCGGCGATGGTCGGCAGCGATGTGGTGGCAAATTTCAGCGCTGCTACGCTGGCAAGCCAGATCAAAGAAAAGCTGGACGAATACACAGCACTACAAGGTTCTCAATCCTCCAAGGAGGCTGAGATAGATAACTTTGCGAAAGGAGAAGGTGTTTTGGAGAAGAAAAATGAGATTCTTGCATCCTACGGCATCGATGCTTCTACGCTGGATTTCTCTTTGGAGGAAATTACCATTGAGGAGCTGGAAGAGAAGTGCAAGGAGATGTCTGCGGCTGCAGCAGAACCGAAAAACGAGCCTGAAGCCGCGCCTGCACAGGAGCCTGAGGCACAGTTTACCCTGACGGACGGACAGCGTATGAATGAAATCTGCAACGCTGTTTCCGGCGAGAAGTACATTGACCGCTGGGGTGACGAGTGCAGCCGCTACTGGCTGCAGGATGTGCAGGAGAATCGTGCGATCGTGGTTGATGCGCAGGACTGGAAGACCTATGCGCTGCCGTTTGCCATGGAAGGCGACAATGTCAAGGTTGACTTTGACGGTAAAAAGCGCGTGAAGGTCGTGTACGAGGACTGGGATGATGGCACTGCCGAGCCTGAACTGCCTGTCCTGTATGAGGCACTGTGCGAAAAGGTCGATGCCGCAAAGGGAGAGGCCAAAAAGAGCGCAGATCAGTATACCGAGATTAAGGCACAGTTCGACGAGATGCAGCCCAAGTATGATGCTTATGTTGTTGCTGAGGCCGAGGCTAAGAAGGTCGAGGAGAACGAGAAGCGCGAAAAGCTGTTTGCCATTATGGACAAGCAGCTGGACGGTGTCGATGAGTACGCCGAACTGAAGAAGAATGAGGATATGGAGTTTACCGCCCTGCAGGATGAATGCTATAAGCTGCTGGGTAAGAAGGCTACTGCCGAGTTCAGTTATGTTGCACCCAAAGAGAAGAAGGGTGAGATCGAAAAAGCACGCTTTGGCGTGAGAGGGGTCCAGATGCAGTCCGTCTCGGACAAATACGGTGACCTGTTTGAACGCTATAAATAATACGATAAACGGAGGAATTTAACTATGGCTAATGAAAAGCATGCTGTTGTGCGTCTGGATCTTATGTCCGGCACCACTGATGGCTCTCTGCTGAAGAGTGTCAAGGTTTACAAGAATGACAGCCCTGTTGCGATCGACAATGCGCAGCTGGTTGTTCTGGGTGAGCGCGAGGGTCGCGAGGTTTATAAGGCCACTGCCCCCACCGCTGAGTCCAAGCCGAAGGATCTGGTCCTGATTGCCAGCGAGGAGCTGTTCTATGATGAGACCCGCACCCACTATCTGACTGAGTGGGTCAATGAGGCTGGCAAGGTCTGCCGCGGCTATGTCCTGCACAACGGCGACGATTTCAGCGCTACTGCTGAGGCTTTCGACAAGGCTCCTGAAAAGGGCAAGTTTGTTGGCTTTGCCGCTGATTCTACGAAGATTGCCGTTCAGGAAGCTGCTGACGACAAGACCTTTGGTAAGATCGAGAGCGTCGAGAAGACTGGCTGGGGCAACGGTGCCTACGAGTATTTCGAGATCCGTGTTTCTTTCTAATCACGGGTTAGGAATAACTAATACATGACATTTACGCGCTGTCCATCTTGTTTGGTCAGCGCTTTCCATTTAGGAGGGTTTTACTATGGAGATTGATAACAAGCTCATCAACCTTGCAGTCGATAGCTATTTTGGCCGACTGGGCAAGGAATACAGCGTTGCTGACAGCCAGGAAGTTCTGCGCAAGGCTCTGCTGGAGGCCAACAACGGCAAGTCCACCATCGACCTGAAGGCAATTCGCGATGGCAAGTGCAGCAACCTGTTCAGCATCATCGAGGTCGTCGTTGAGAAGGTCAGCGAGGAGGGCCTGAAGGGCGACGAGTTCTTCACCAACTTTATTGAGGATCGCAATCTGGCACTGGGCGACAGCAACATCTTCCACACCAAGAAAGACGTTCTGCTGACTGTTGCTGATGTCGCCGAGGGCACGCAGGGCATCCGCCGTCAGCGCTTCGAGTCCGGTCAGGACATCACCATCAACACCCAGCTCCGCGCCATCAAGGTTTACGAAGAGCTGAACCGTGTGCTGGCTGGGCGCGTTGACTTCAACGACCTGATCAAGGCTACTTCTACTGCCTTTACCCGTTATGACCTGGATTCCGCTTATGCTGCTTTTGGTGGCATGATCAACGGCCTGCAGGCTCCTTATATGCAGACCGGCACGCTGGATGCTGACAAGCTGCTGGATCTGGTCGAGCATGTTGAGGCTTCTACCGGCGAGTCTGCTACCATCATTGGTACTCGTAAGGCTCTGCGCAAGATCCCCGACATCGACGGCTCTGACTCCCACAAGGAAAGCATCTATTCTATGGGCTATGCTGGCAAACTGGCTGGTGTTCCCCTGATTGCTATGAAGCAGCGCCATGAGATCGGCGGCACCAAGTTTATTCTGCCTGACGACACGCTGTATGTCTTTGCTGGCGGCACGAAGCCCATCAAGCGTGTTACCGAGGGTTCTGTTACTATGCTGCAGGGTGACCTGATGGGCAACCAGGATATGAGCCAGGAATTCCTGATGCTGAAGCGTACCGGTGTTGGCGTTGTTATGGATCGCGACTATGGCGCTTACAAGTTCTCTAATGTCTGATATTGACAATTTACTATAATACCCCGGTTGGGCGCCTGACCGGGCTTTTTTATTTGATCATGTTTGGAGGGTATTATTTTGGCAGTTAAGAAGATTACCAGCAATACGATCGTTGAATGCAAGAACGGCGTGCATGGCCCGCTGATCTATATTTCAAGCCGCACAGCCGGTTATACGGTGGAGTGGGAGGATTTTGGCGAGATTCAGGAGATTGAATACGGCGAACTGGTTGCCATGCGTGGTTCCCAGCCGCGGTTCTTCCGGGATAACTGGATTCTGATCGAAGATGCTGAGGTACTGAAGCAGCTTGGTGTAAGCCAGTATTACCGCAATGCGCTGACAACAGAGAATTTTGATGAGGTGTTCCATTGGAGTGCTGACAAGATCCGTAGCGATGTACCAAAGATGAGTGAAGGTATGCACGATTCTATTCGCATGCGTGCCAAAGAGCTTATGAAAGCGGACGGGCTGGATAGTCGCAGTGTGATCAAGGCGCTGAATGATGTGCTGCACTGTGATTTGGAAGAGGAATTGCAGTTAGATACTAAGAAACCGACGAAAAAGGCTGCTGTCACAGTCGAAACCATTAAGTAACGGAGGTGTGACCTATGGGCACCAAATACGAGGAAATTTTTGAGCGTTATCGTGCCCGGGTTCGCAACTACGAATTCTTGGACTTTGACGCAATCGCGCGGTTGGAATACCAGAAAGATTTGCTGACGCTGGCGATTGGCGATTTTGAGGAAATTTGCAAGCAAGACTTAACGGATAGGGAAGACGATATTCTGGCGTTTAATATCGCGCTCACCAATCGTGAGAAAGATATTTTGGCGCTAGGAATGGTACTTCATTTCGTTGAGCCGTTTGTGTACAACACGGATGCCTTGCAAAATGCTTTGAACACCAAGGATTTCAGCTTATACAGCCCGGCGAACCTGCTGGAGAAAATGACAGATTTGATGACTACGACGGAGCACCGCCTGCGCGGCGAGATCAACCTGTATTCCTTTAGAAACGGTGAGATTGCCGGACTGACACAGTGAGGTGGTACACATGAACTATGACATGTATGCCGCCATGTTGGGCAGACCCGGTACGAGCCGCCGCGATCGTATTATTCAAAAATCAAAGCACGACACGCTCAAAATGGGGCCAGACTCGCCAGCATACAAAGAGGTGGAGATCGACGGAATCAAGCACCATATGGAGATTATCTCCAGCACGGTAACGAATCAGAAGGTCATTAGGACCATGCCGGGTGATGATTTTGAGATCGGGCACATTATGCTGTGGAGTAAGAGCCATTGGCTGATTACGGAGCGCGATGCTGATGATGAGATTACGGTGCGCGGAAAAATTGAGCTGTGTAACCGTAGTATTCAGTGGCAGGATGATGAGACCGGCGAGATCGTGACCCGCTGGGCCGTTGTGGATAAGCCGTATTTCTCGAACCTTTCTGAGAATAAGCTGATGACACTTTCCAGCCGTGAGTTCCAGGTAAAGATACCCTACGATGAGGAATCTGCGCTTTTGGACGTAGATAAGCGGCTTATGCTGGAAGAAATCAATGGTCAGCCAAAGACATACCGTATTACCTGTGTGGATGGTATGACGGAGCGCTATGACCGCGACAACCAGCAGACTGGTTTTTTGGTGCTGAACCTTGAACAAGACCAGTATAACCCAGACACAGATAATGGTGACAAGATGCTTTGTGACTATGATGAGCCGAAAAAAGTACCGGACACGAGCGATGTAGCTATCAAATACACAGGGGATGCAAAAGTGCGCATTTGTGGACGCGGTAAGGTGTTCCACGCGACACGCGACGGAAAGCCATATGCCGGATGTGTCTGGACCATTCAGCCCGATGAGAGCATGTTGAATGAGAAGGTATATTTTGCCAATTCGACGATGTGGAACCGCGTGGATGGAGACAGCTGCCGTGTTTCGGCTGTTGATGATAAGACTTTGAATGGGCACACAGTTACACTTACGGTGCAAGCACCTGACGGGAATAGCCAGGACAGCGTGGTAATAAAGGTGGTGGACGCATGAATTTGAACGAACTTGGTGCGTACAAGCACAAAGTAGCGTCGGTTTTTGCAAACGACCCAGATATTATCGACGTGTTACTTGGCCCTGTGGATGAGGATGCTGATACAGATGAAATGCTGTTAGGCAATGACCCGGACTCTTGCGGCCATATTTTTGAGTACGAGTATGTTGATGACACAAACGAAACAACAGATACATACCTGTGTATGGAAACAGTGGTTGCAAAAGTGCCCACAACAACTGCATACCGGGTATACCTGTACATATTTGTGTATTGCCACAAAAAAATTATGCAGAGCTATAAACGAGAGGGGACGGTTGGCACCAGAGTGGATATACTGGCTGCCGACGTGGACAGGCTGTTGAACGGAAGCAAAGATTTTGGCATTGGTAAGCTGAACCTTGTCAGTAATGATGTTTACAAGCCAAACAACAAATATTACGGGCGCTGCATTTGCTATGAGGCTGTGGATTTTAACCGGAGGAATAGCAGATGAAAGTGCCATACTTTGAGCTTTTGAACCCAATCGGATTCCAGGTGGAGACAGTTGGACGTATCCATTCCCCGCGCCTTAAAGACATCTGCATGAAGGGGTATAACACATACCAATACGCATTATCGCTGTTGTTGATGACACCAAAGGATTTTGTGGAGCGCTTGAAATTGCTGCTGAAACACGGCGGGCAGGAAATGCCAAATATCACGCCGGAAGAAATTGACCAGTTGGACGTTTTTACCCTGCTGACATTGGAAGAAGGAACCAGAACCGATGTGATCTCGGCTCTGGGCTTTTTTATTTCAGAGCCAGTGGAGTATGAGCCAACGCACCAGTGTTTTCTTGTGAATCCGGCAAAGGATGAAGCCGGGGCCTTTACAGTGGATGGTGTTATAAACGCCAAAAACTGGACGCTGGTATGTGATGTTTGTTTGCAGTGTGCTTACATAGACCCGCCGAAAGAAAAGAAAGAACACAAGTACAAGGACGAGAGAACGCGCAAAAAGTTTGAAGAGTTCTACCGCAAGAAAGC